GGTCGGGGTCTGCCGTTTCAACGTTCCACACGTCGCCTACTTTCTGCCCTGTAGTCGGTAAATCTGCGTAAGTCGCAACGCTGCCTTTATATTTATAAACCGTCGCTAGTCCCAGCTGTGCGGCAGTTACTTTGTGCGGGTTATTGTAATCGGCTTTATGCGTGTCCAGCGCATTTTTTACGGTCGTAATGTCCCCCTTGGCATCGCCAAGGCTTCCTTGCAATTCTGTGATATCGCCTTCAATGCTAGTTATATCACCTTTAATAGTGGTGATTTCTCCATTGATTGATGTGATACTGGTATTAATCGTTTCGACCGCAGAAGTCAATTCGCTGGCCAGCGCATATTTTACCCAGCTTGTCCAGCTGCTTACCTCGATAGGGCTACTGTCGGGTACAATGGTGCCGAAGCGAACATAACATGCGCCGTCAGCCTGTGCGATAAACTTCTGTCGGATATAGGTTTCATTATAATCGTCGTCAACATCCAGCCAGCCCGGACCCGCAACAGGGCCGTTCGTGTTGGCCGTGCCTTGAAGGAATGCCCTTTCCAGTTCTACTCGTGTATTGAAGTCAATGTTATCTGTAACGTTTTCGTACCAGCGCAGTGTATCAACTATAGGCTCCAAGACGTCTAGTCGCTGGTTAGACTGGTCGGCAGAGGCTTTAGCCTCGTTAGCCGCTGATAGTGCCTGTGAAGCGTTTTCAATGGCAGTATCAGCTGTAGATTGCGCATTATCAGCAGCGGTTTGTGCGTCGTTCGCTGATTTTTGTGCGTCGTTTGCTGATTTTTGTGCAGCGTCGGCACTGGCCTGTGCGTTATCAGCTTTAGTCACTGCCGTGTTAGCAGTATTAAGCGCAGTATCCGCAGTTTGCTGTGCGTTCTGCGCAGCTGTAAGGGCATTAGTAGCCATTTCTATAGCTGCCTGCGCTGCGTTGTAAGCCTGCTGCGCAATCTCGCGCGCTTCACGCGCTATTTCATCTGACGAATAGGCGATGTTGCCTATCTCATTTATAGCGTCCTCTGTCTGCTGCTCCATTGACCAGCCGGGCAGTGGTCCAGCTGGTGGAACGTATTGAAACTGATAATAAGCGCGGGCCTGTATTTTGTCGGCAATGTCTGCCGCCCGTGCATTGCTGCGCGCTATCATAGCCTTTACAACGTTAGAATAGTGTTCCATTCTCTAACATCCTTTCTGATTGATTTAGTTTCCAAGCGTTACCTGTAGGGCGCAGCTGCTAAACTTTGTCCCGCCGCTGCTGGTAAGCTCTATCGTGGCGCCTTGTGCGATACTATAAGTCCATGTATTAGCTGCCGCGCTAGATTTTGTGTTGCCCCAATAGTGGCCCTTTGAACCTGCTTTTGTTGTACTCCATGACATGCTAAGAGTACCTACAGTGTTGCCGTTGACCTTGACGGTCACAGTGTTTGAACCGCTCTGGCTAGTATCGTCGTTTTGATTAAAATTTGTTACTGCAAAAACCGAAATACTTGCAGCGGCAGCGGAAGCAGTAAAGGTTAAGTTTGTCATACCGCATTTAATCTGGCTGCTTATGAGCGTCTTTTTCGCGTCATCCACGGCTTCATCAACGATATCCGTTATCTGGTCTTTTGTCAGCGAACCGATGAATTCGAGCAGGGTCTGCCACGTCGCGCCGTCCGTGCCCGGCTCTTTTATGCCCGCTGTCGTATCTGGCCCGTTTTCTTTGAGACAGACGTAGAAAACGTTGTTGTGTAAAACCATACAGTTAATGTTGTACTGCAAGTTGTTTTTATAGGTGTACTGTCCACCAGACTGCGCCCACAAGCAGAAGGCAGATAGCATATATAGAATGCCGTTAAAGTCTGCTCTTTGCGGTGGGATACCGCCCATTTCAGGTTTTACCTGTGTTATGGCCGGAAAGCCGTTGATAAGACTTGCAAGTCCGGACGCTTCGTTGTTGCTGTCCGGGATGATGTTTTTAGTACCTTGGTCTGCGAATGCCCGCGCAAAGTTATACAGCGGTTCGTTGACGCTCATAGTTATCGCCCCTTTTTATTCAGAAAGTGGCAACCATCTTACATAACTAGCACCGCTAACGCTCCATGACGCCCCTTTAGGGACTGGAAAAGAGATAGAACAAGCACCTTGGCCATATTTACTACGGCCTGCCGTATGCATGACTTGTAGGCCGTTGACGTAAGCCGTTATAGATGTGTTATCATAACTTTTTGAAGTTATAAAGCCATCTGTAGCGGCCACGCCGCTGCTGCCTACAGTTGAATAAGCTCCCATGCTGACCGGCTTCGGTTTGGGTATCTCCCCTATAGACGTGTCTATAGCGTCCTGCACTTCGTCCATCGTCAGCGAACCGATGAATTCGAGCAGGGTCTGCCACGTCGCGCCGTCCGTGCCCGGCTCTTTTATGCCCGCTGTCGTATCTGGCCCGTTTTCTTTGAGACAGACGTAGAAAACGTTGTTGTGTAAAACCATACAGTTAATGTTGTACTGCAAGTTGTTTTTATAGGTGTACTGTCCACCAGACTGCGCCCACAAGCAGAAGGCAGATAGCATATATAGAATGCCGTTAAAGTCTGCTCTTTGCGGTGGGATACCGCCCATTTCAGGTTTTACCTGTGTTATGGCCGGAAAGCCGTTGATAAGACTTGCAAGTCCGGACGCTTCGTTGTTGCTGTCCGGGATGATGTTTTTAGTACCTTGGTCTGCGAATGCCCGCGCAAAGTTATACAGCGGTTCGTTGACGCTCATAGTTATCGCCCCTTTTTATTCAGAAAGTGGCAACCATCTTACATAACTAGCACCGCTAACGCTCCATGACGCCCCTTTAGGGACTGGAAAAGAGATAGAACAAGCACCTTGGCCATATTTACTACGGCCTGCCGTATGCATGACTTGTAGGCCGTTGACGTAAGCCGTTATAGATGTGTTATCATAACTTTTTGAAGTTATAAAGCCATCTGTAGCGGCCACGCCGCTGCTGCCTACAGTTGAATAAGCTCCCATGCTGACCGGCTTCGGTTTGGGTATCTCCCCTATAGACGTGTCTATAGCGTCCTGCACTTCGTCCATCGTCAGCGAACCGATGAATTCGAGCAGGGTTTGCCACGTCGCGCCGTCCGTGCCCCTTTTTAAAATCTAGTGACGCAATCTAATGTTTCACGTGAAACATTCAATCTGATATGGTTTCTTCATCGTCCGGAACGAATATTCCGCCGTCGGGCATAAATACGCCACAGTTAAACGGCTGTAATCCGCTGCCGTCAAAGCCGAATACGTTCGATGTATCTATCATTACCAAATCCCAGCCGACGCCAGCACCTACGCACAGCGGGCCACCAACCTTGAATATAGCTAGGTCTTCATCTGACAGATACGACTTGAAAAGAAATCTGACGTGCATTGGGTATGAGTTGTAATACATCCCGTCTTCGGTTTGTTTTTCGACGAGGACATTTAAAACCGTAACACTGTAGTCAGGAAACAGCTGATTTATCATGTAATTCAGTGTGTACAAACTAGCGTCTGTGATGTTCGCCAGTGCTTTATAATAAAGCAGCTTCCTATATCCTTCGTCATCAAGTGTTATCTTTGTGCTGGTGGACTGGTCATATATAGTACGGTCCATGCCTATGATAGCGCCCCATATGTCCAGCCCTACGCCCTGCGCCGTCGCAATGTTAAATACGTTGTCGTAAAAGGTCCAGATATCCGGCGTGGGGTCAATGTTTTCCCGGAAGTCGGCTAGTATCTGGCAAATGGTAGGACTTGCAGAATACTGTGAAAGCAGATACGGCTGCTTTTCCTCGCGTATGTTATCGCAGGCCCTTACGTCTTCATTCCCTCGAAAATCCATGTTCTGACCCCCTAAGCGTCCAGCGCAACGACGGTTATGTTATCCTCGGACAAAACCGGGATTTCATCCGCAGGGATTTCAACTCTATCTACACGGCTGCCGCCGACAGGATATTGAAGCTTCACGCCTACAAAATCATTTACACCCGTCTGGATTACGCTTTTATAAAAGCGGCTGGCGTACAAAACTTGTGCCATCTTGACGCGGCTATAGTCGATAGTCTCGCCGTTGAAGTTGGCCAGCACGGCCTTTTTTATCAAGCTTTCATAATCTGTAGGCAGGGATAACGTTTTCCTGATAGTAACGTATATACCTATGTTGATAGTTTCGGGTATCTGGTAGTAGTACGTATTCTCGGCCTGCGTCGTTGGGTCGATAACATCGACTTTAGTGTTGCCGTTCGTTCCGCAGCCGCCGTCTATCTTTTGATGTATAGCGTTGCCGATGTCTTCCGGCTCGCCGCCGTACACACTAATATACAGGCTATGCGGCGATAAAGATACTCCCATTTTGGTGCTGAAGTTATCGCCCCGGTTTTCGACTACCTCACAGGCTACAACGCCGTCAAGGTCGCTGACCGCTCCTTGTACTGCCGCCGCTGTACCATGCGCGTTTTTCGATACGCTTTCAGCTCGCCGCTGCTCAAATTCGGCCTGCGTCTCGTTGTTTCTGCCGGTAACGCCAGAAGCGTCATTTGTTACACTGTCCCAGCCCGGTACGGCAGTGATGATTTTTGTAAGCGTGTTCGGACCTACTTCGATAGGTCCATACTGCGTACAGCGAAAAACGGCTGTAGCTGTGCCGTTCTCGTCAATAGTGGTGACTGTAGTGTTTAGAAACGTGTACCCGTTCACGTCCTGCACCAGCGCGCCATAAGGTATTATAGTGCCATAAGCACCTTTAATGTTCCCTGTGACGTAAGTCGGTTGGGCGACGTGGCGGGTCAAGAAGTAAATGTTTGCCAGTGCGTCCTGAAACACGCCCGCAGCCGTTTTGGGGTTTAGCTGGTTGGCCAGCGTGAGCAGCGCGCTATCTTTCTGGTTTATCAGAATTGCCTGACCGTCGATAAGCTGCCCGGCCGGGGTTTCGGTCTCGGTGTTAAGCAGCGGCTTTGTCGGGTCAACGGCAAAGGCTTTCTGCCATTGCTCAACCAGCCGCGCCCGAATAGTCGCCGTGTCTTCTACTACGATACCAGTGTCCGGGTTAAATATTATAGCCATGCTCGCAGCTCCTTTCTATCAAATCTGTATAGTGACATTCTTACTGTTAAGCGTCGTTATCTGCACTTCGCCGCCATCTATACGCCCTTCGTTGTCATAGTCTATGGCAACTTCTACATCCGTCACGCCGTATATTTCGCTGACAATATCTTTTATCCGGCTTCTAAGTACCGACGCCGATACAGAAGATTTTTTGCCAAGCGTGATATCAAAGTACGGAATGCCGCGCGTCATATCAAGTGGCGCGTCTTCGTAGAACAGGCGGCAGGCATTGGCGGCATTTTGGGCGACAGCATAGTCACCCGATGTAGTGGCGATGTTCCCAGCGTTGTCAACAGCTACGTCCCATGCGTTGTTGAGATATAGCGTATAAGCGATGGGGTCAGTATTCGCGTAAGGGTTGATCACTTCCTCATACTTGCCGCTGACAATAATTGGTTCGGTTACTACTGGCGGCACTGGCTCCGGTCTTGGGGGCTCCAATACCTCAATCTCAAGCGTGTACGTGTTTTCGTTGTCGATTGAACTTTGAATACCCTCGAAGCGGAAGGGACCCAACACGGCCGGGGCTAGCTGCTCGAATGTAAAATCAAGCGTCTTTTCTTCGTCCATAAAATCACCGCCTAGCTGCTTTTACAAAATTTGATAAAGTCTTCCGGCGGGTTGGTGATATAGTATTCTCGGCCGTTTTTGGTTTTAATATAGTAATGGTCGAGCTTTAACTTTTCACCCGCCTTTTCCGGGTTATCGTGATAAAACGTTTTTTTCAGCTCGAATACATCAATGCCCCCGTCGGCCGTGATATACGCTTTCAGCTCCTCGATATACTCCATCAGCTCCGGTTTAATCATTGCTATTCACCGCCTCAAAAAAACGATTAAACTGCGCCGGACTGAATGCGTCGATTCTCATGTTTTCCATATCCAGCGTGATATAGTCGCCAACTCTGATATGCGTCCTTTCCAGCTCTAGGCCGCAGTTCTCGAAGTGGTCAAGGTAAAGCTCTGGCCCGATAAAAAACAGCTTGTCACGTTCAAACGCTTGCTGCACCCATTCGGGGCAGTAGTACCCATCGGAGTTTTTCAAATCCCCGTCGAATTGATACGCCTTGAATTTCTTGCCCAGATGATATAGTTTCTCCATTTCTGCACTCTCCCTAAATTGTCGTAGTTGTTTCGAGGTATTTAATAAGTAGCGTGTTAAGTATAGTCTGATTGTATTCCGCGCCTTCCGGTATGTTGATTTTCACATAGAAAAGTGTGTTGATGTCTCCTACCTGCGGAATAGTGATAGCTTCACGCCACACTATATTGTCGGGCGACAGCATTACCCAGTCCGGATTAGTACCCGCCACGCTAATAGCTATCTCATAGGCGTGCTCTCCGTTCGGGCAGCGCAGGGCATACGCTACCGGGTCGCCCAGCGCGCCCTTTTCCCCTGCGTACTTTAGCGGGTTCGCCGTTGATAGCAATGCGCCGTCTGTGGCTCCGGCGGTAACTGCCCCGCCGTAAAGTCCTAGTTGTGCCATTTGTCAAAACCTCTCTTTCTGCAATAGTGGCGGCCCGAACTGGCGGCACCGCTTTCAAGTCGTGAAAATTTTTCACGGGTTCATTGATTTATGTTGTTTTGTTTGTTATAATAAATGCGGTACAAAAATAACTTCTTATCTCGACGACACGGGGCGAAAGAACTGTGTTTGTTTTGTGGCTTGCCACAGCTGGAAGGCGCCTGATTCGTCAGGCGCTTTTCTGTTTTTATTGTTTACATTATATCACATATCTGCTATAATTAAGTTGCAATCAAAATGCATCACCTTTCTGAAATCAGTGACGCGATTTAGAAAACAAGAGGGCGGCCGCAAGGCTGCTTTTTTGTTGCCATTTTTCTGACCTCGATGTATAATATATATGAGCGTAAGCTCTCTTCTACCTACACCTTTTTCAATATATTTTATTCCATCCTGACCCTAAAACAAAAAGACTGCCGAACGTTGGCAGTCTTTTTGTTTTTGTCATTTTGCAGTTGCAACGCCAGCAGCGGCACCCAGTATAAAAGCTACGGCCATGAAGAACACTAAATTCATAATCATGCCATTCGCTTTCAGAAGGTTAAAAAACTCTTTCATAGTATCAGCTCCTTTGCGTGTTGGTTTAGATAATTATACCACACGTAGCAGGATTACTTTTTCCGGCTGACTGATTCAAATACCATTATCTGATACCAGATAAAGCAGCATTGCGCCGCAAAGATTAGTAACTGTGCTTCGTATTTTTCCATATGGTCATAACGGACTATAACCGTCGTTAGAAATAGCTGACTAACCAGCACCAACAAAAACGAAATTGGAATCATTTTTAACACGTTTTCACATCCTCACAGCCCCTACGTTGACCGCTGACGGGTTTTATTGCAGGAGTGCTATAGTTTATCCTTGTCAAAAAGTTTAACGGCTTAAAACTCAAAAATGAATTTTCGCAACTTCTTCTTTAACTCCATTAGTAACGATGTAATAATCTGGCAGCGTTACACCTGCGTTTTTAACAAGCTTCATGTAACTTAAAACTCCACGAATACCGTCAATGTACATAAAAACTTTAGCTTCGTGTTCTTTGTCTGTATATAGTAGTTCAGTGCAATCATGGTTAAGGTCTCTAATATATCCCCGTTTCGGGATGTATATGTATAAAACATCCCGACGCTGGTTATATTCCCGTGCGTCTTCGTCTTCTGACTTTCCCAGCTTCTTCTTAATAAACTGGAAGGCCTTGACGCCCGCCATGACATACAGCGCCCCTATGGCTACCGTGACTATAACATACAGCGGCGTTATAAAAACCAGCACTGCTAATTCCTGTAATTTGTCCATGCTTAATCTCCTTCAAGGGTAAACTTATTGCCTACTGGTACTATGCGAACTTCTTCAACAACGCCGCCAGTTAGCTTAACTTCATCCAGTATATACTCGTTGCCGTTTTCATCCGTCCTTATATCGCAAACAATGTTGCACTTATGGCCTTCAAGCTCTACAACTCGCTGACCGCATTTGTTTTCTCTAATGCTTTTTACAAGGTACTCACGGCCGGTTATACAATGAGCGACAATGTCATTTTCTCTAATTTTCAACATTCTTTCCGCCTTCCTTTTATCACTGGCCATTTCCAAAACGGAAACAACCAGTTTGAGTAATAACAGGAGCAGGGCAGAAGCCCTGCTATGCATTAATTCATCGGAATAATGATAGAAGAAAAACTTCTGTCCCTGCCGTAGCCTGTCCCATATTGGGCAAACTCGTTGCCCAGTTTGTCGGTTTGAATTGCCCGCGTATAAGTTTTCTTCCCGGTTACAAGGCTTACCAGCAATACCTGTGGGTTATAAGGATTTGGCGAAATGTCTTTAACCTTGTAAACCGTGCCGCTATCGTGACGGGCATAGCCGCCCTTTTTAAATTTTAACATCATCTGCACCTTCCTTAATCGCACATTCTACGCCATGCTGCCAAAGCGCAGGCCCGGTTTTTATGGATAGTGTCTTTCACTTTTTGGCCGTATTGGTTGCGCACTATAAGGCGCGCTGTTCCGTCCTGCTTGTCTGTGATACTGGCAGTACAGCCGTATTCTTTATAGGTTGTTATCATTTTTCCAACTCCTTTAATTAGTGCGGGGCAAAAGTCCCGCTGTTCATAACGTTAAAGCTATTGCCGCTTCTTTTTCATTATCGCCTGCCGCTAAACAACGTTCATATCTAATTAAGCGGCGTTCTTCTTGTATTTCTCTAATTGCCTTTAACGTTTCCCAGTCAACCAAAGCCCCAACGCAATACGCCTTTTCCATTTCGGCCCTTACTAAACTTACTGCCTGTTTTTCTACCTCATCTGCTATTTTATGGTTATATCTTGCGTCCAGATAGTCATAGGCTTCCTTTAAAATTTCTTCGTACCATTTTATTTGTTTCTCGCTACCTGTTACCATGTGCTCGCCCCCTTTTTTTCGAGGTGTTTCCCTTACCTTTTGACTATATTATATACCCCCCTATGTATATTGTCAACAGTTTTCTTAAAATATTTCAAAAAAAAGACAGGGCGTTTGCCCTGTATCTGGTTTATTCTGTCGGCGGGAGCACGAAGCCTTTTTGCAGTTCAAATTTTATAGTGCCGGTGATAGGCGACGAATCAACTACGGTAAACTGGTAGCCTAGCAGTAACGCATTGTACCCCGCGGCGCTGGCGTCAAAGTAATACTCACCCGGCTCTAAAGTTAAGCCCGATAACGCCAGACTGCCGCTGCTGTCTGTAATGCCCAGTTGCATAAGCATTTGGTGATTACCGTCACGCAGATATACATAAGCATTGGCGATACCTGCGCCGTATTTAATATAGTTATCCCCATTTCTGAATGTTGATTGCCACTTTAGCTACTACCCATTTACCATAGTTGGCCTTTAGATACTCATACAATGCTGGTGGCGATTTAAAAGCGTATTGAGCAATTTTCCCGTCGTCACTGGCCACAACGTTTTCATTTATGGAAAAACCGGCGCCCGGAATTTCGCAGGACAGCGTAAACTTACGCTGTCTAACAGCCGGGTCGATATCCATAAATTTAAGCAGGAAATTATTGTACTTGTTGGTTTGAAGCGTTTTGAGGTTTGCTTTTGCCTGTGGGAAATTCTGAACAGTCATACCTTCCCAGCCAACGAAGTCGCCAGTTTGGCCATAAGTCCAGCCGTAATTACTTCCCCCCCACAAGCCGACGAATAACGTTTCTTCTCCCTGTGGTTGGAGTTGCGACATTGCTATATTAACCCAGCCGTATTCACCGGGCGCTATGTTGACGCTCCCTGTGTAATCCTTATAGCCAGAAGCGGTAACAGTATACGGTATGTCTATATTCGTCGGGACTTCGTAGAATATGGCCAAGCCCTTGTTATCCGCGGTTTTCGTAACAGTTTCGCTGTTATAGCTTATTGTTATCTTGGCACCGGGAAGATTGCTGCCGCCCGGCTGGTCTATGTCGAATTCTAATGTTGTGGGCGGGCCACTACCCCCCCCAGATGTGTAAACTAGCAATCGTCTGTTCAACACGTTTATGCACCTCACTCTACGTATATTGGTACAGTTTTGTTTCTGTTAGTATCTAAATAGTTAAATAGTGCTTGGTCTTGCCCAAGTTCGATATAATACTGTGTTCTGACGCCTGTATAAGTGATTTTTGTAAGTTTGTACGCCGCACCGCCCAGCGTGACCGTTACTGTCGGTATCTCGGCAGCGGTGTTGCCAAAAAGTTCGAAACTAAAAGTATTAATTAACAAGCCGGTAGTTATCGGGTCAAATTGCAGTTGCAAATAGCAGCTAGCAATCTGATACCCCATATATTCGGCTGGTGTGATGCTGCCTACTGCTATTCCGCTGTTAAAATACCCCCGATGATAAATACCCATCATTACATCGTCGAACGTGCCTACCAGCAGTCCAAAATCGTGATTTACAACGTTACCCCCCCGGCTCCGTTGAACAAAAGTCGTCTGTTAAACATGGTTTCGCTGCTCCTTTCATTAGTAGTCAGTAAGGTTCGGCTTTACGGCATTTATACGCTGCGAATATCTTATAAACGCACTGCCGCCTGTTCCGTCTATTTCACTGCCATAATCGACCGTGATACGATAAGTTTTCAGCGGCGTGACGCCGATATAATTCGTAGCGCCTGCGCTGTTTTCTCCCGAAGCACTAAACCACGTTTTACCGCTAAAGTTTGAATACATGCTGCAATAGCAAGGCTCGCTGGCTATGCTGCCGTTTATTCCGCCCCCTACGTAAACTACATTCACGCCAGCCGGGATAACAACATCGAACGTGTCATAAAAACCGTCTTCATCTGTTTCCGTTGTACTCCACAAGTCAGTATCTACATCAGGCAGCGGCGGGGCGCTGTCCCCCCCACATCTGCTAACAAGCGTCTAGTAAACATATTATGCACTCCTTTTTATTTAATGTAGTCCGTTTTGTTTGGAGTTTTAGTATTTATGGACTTTGAGTAGTAAATACTGATATAACCGCTTTCCGTGCCTGTTTCGCTGTTCGTCATAACTGACAGGGTGTATTCTGCCCCGCCTGTTACGCCGATATAAACATCGCCAACAATCCCCTCGTATCCGTATGCTTCAAGCCACCAGACGCCAGTTTTAACTGACTGGACGTCAATTTGTACAAATCCTTCGTGTTCGTGGTAAACATCGTATAAAAGTTTTATAACACTACAGCCTTCTGGAATCTTAATAGTTGTCGTTCCGGGACCGAAGTCGTCTAAAAGCAGTGTATCTTGGTCGGGTAGCTCCGGAACAGGGGCGCTACCCCCCCGGATGTGCTGACAAATAATCGACGATTAAACACGGTATCACTCCTTCCGGAGACATGTTGTCCCCATAAAATCACGGCTGCGGCATTGCGTCGCTTATCTCGAAGGGCACAGTATTGCCAACGTTGGCCCTGAAAAATTCGTAAAGCTGTTCTGTCAAATCCGGGTCGCCGTCAAACTCATAAGTTGCCATATTGTCAAAAAAATCAACGTATGATAGTGTTACATCTGGCAACGGTTCCCCGGCAGTTGTTGCAAGGCTGACTATTAAATCGGTGGGGAAGCCGGGCCCGTCCCACATGATATACATAATGATGTACGTTCTCCCGGTCAACAGGACTTTCACGGTTCCAGTTTTGCCTGAAATGGTGCGAGGGTTAGGAGTTATGGTTCCGTATGTCCCCCCCTCTTGTGCCGTCGCTGTAGCCGTAGAAGACGCCGTTGTTACCGACGGTGAGAGTGTCGCCCGTTGCAGCTTTTGGGGCGCCATATATCAGCAGTCTTCTGTTAATCATCGTCGCGCCGCTCCACGTATTCGCTCGGCCTGTCACATGTGCCTTTGACATTGCAGCAGCCGCAAATAAAGCCGCCCTCTGGACCGTAATACTTGCAGACGTGGCACCAGCCGACGTATTTAATCCTAAACATCTTCATCACTCCCAGTTGTCAATTATCGCTTTACAACTCAAAATCGCACACTATCGCTAGTTATCTCGAAAAATCTCCAAATATCGCCAGATTTTAAAGATATTCGGAAGATTGCTTTACTTTTTAAAGGTTTCTGTTTCCAGCAGATAGGCGATACCGTAAATCACTACAGCCGCAGCTGTTATAAAAAATATGTCTATCATGTCTCCATTATACCAAAAACAGCCCATTTTGACATTTGAAGTTTTCGAGATGTCAAAATAGGCCATTTTTACCATTTCATCTACATAGATAATTTTGAGGTATTTATGCGTAATTTCCTGACTTTTACCTGCAAATTATGCACACAGTTTAAACTGGACCGCCAGAGGTTCCGGACCCTGTATCTACGCCAGTGTGTCGGTGCGTACCGAATTCGATACCAGCGATAGAAGCACCCGTTGTTACGTCAAGACGCTGCTGTGCCTTGATATTGCCCTGTACGGTCAAATTACCCGTAATGGTAGTATTACTATCTATCAGGGTATTAGCCGTGCTCACAGTGACTTGCGTGGGTCCTGTGATATTGATATTTCCGTCCGGAAGGACTTGAATATAACAGCTTGGCGTTTTATTCAGGAAGCCGCCGACGTAAAAGCCATCAGATATATCAAACATCCGGAATGTACCCGGTTGCACCGGTTCGGTGATACCTACATCGACATTCGATACATCCTGCTTGGCGAATACCGCGAGGCCGATATCTCCAACAACCGGGTCGCAAATCACTGCCGCCGCGCCGCCCTGAATGCGCAGATATGGCAGGCTGTACATCTGCGCTGGCTGTATGACGTTGTTCTCTGCGTCCATAGAACAAGTTAAGGGCAAGACATCAACTCGCCCTGTGGGGGCAATTCCGCCCGCCTCAACGGCCTTTACAATAACCGGGAGTGCCGTGTAAAGGTTGCCGCCCATAAACGACCGAATAAAGTAATCCAGCTGGTTATATTCCGAATTCCCGGAATACGGCGTCCGGGTCGATTGTACAGCGGTCGGGTTACGCTGCTGCTTAACTGGCGTAGTTGGCATGTCTCCTCACCTCTCTAGCTATACTGATTGTTCTGCACAAATACGGCTGAAAAAGTGCTGTTCCATGCCGCTGTAGCGCTGGTATAAGCTTCGAGGTTGTGCGTAACCTTCGTTACCTTCCATATCCCCGACGCTTTGGGCACCTCGCTGCGCACGTCTATCAGGCCGCCGATGTCGATGTTGTTATCAAATATAGACGACCACTCTAAGCCGTCCTGCGTGAAAGACGGGTAGCCGCGGCCGCCAGTTTCGGCAGAGATAACAACGGCGTTGCCCGTCTTGTTCGCCCCGCTCGGAATGGTTGTAACTGTGCCGTTTTCAATGAATACCTCACAGTCAATCATTCTGGCCAGCTTGTATATCTTCTGAATCGGGCTGCCATTTATCGTGGTATTCGATATCTGGCCAGATACGCCTTGATTTTGATAAACATACTCGGCCTCTGTGGCGAACTGCTGGAACAGCGATGTAACGTCTGCCCGGCCCTTTATCCCGGTCGGTTTAGAGGGCAGCAGGGCGGCGTAAATTCCGCTGGCCGCGCTGACGCGAAACTTAACATCAGGTGTGCCTGTGTAGTCCGCCCATGCAAGTGTAAACTCGCCCTCAAAGCATTTAACCATATTCCCGCCGTTGGGGCCGACTTCGACAAGAATTAAATTCTTCTGTGACTGCTGTGGCATAAAGCCTAAAGTAGTGGCGGTGGCCATTACGTCCGGCGGCAGGCCTGCTATCCATAAATCAAGCGTCGTTTTGTCGTCGCCGCCCGGTTTAACAATCGTCGCCCCGGTGGCCAGTCCCTCAAGGGTGATAGTTTTGTCCCCGCCTGCAAACGTCCCCTGTCGAAGTGTGATTGTTGTCCTAATTGATTTTTGCGTAAAGCTACCCATTTTATGCAATCTCACTTTCTGGGACGTAAACCAGCTTGTAGCGTGTGCCTATCTTTTCCAGCTCAATCTGACTGCCGTGTCCGTCTGCGTCGACAAATATCAGATTGCCGCTGAAATTTACTTTTGGCTGTTGTATAATCCATTGACTACTCATGCAGATAGCGCCACGGCAGACTATATCAGTACCGACGTCGATATCAGCAAACAGCCAGCCATAACGCCAGTACAGCCGTATTTGACATATCTGGCCGCCAAGAGTAACGCTGAACTTCTGGTCAGGTATGGCAGAAAGCGGGATAACCTTGTATCTGCTGTTATCAGGATTAGAATTAAGCGCCATATCTTCACCGCCTTACCATGATTTTACAATAGCCCCAATGTCATAAAGCGTACTTGTTAGCTCGTCGTTACCTTCTTCGGTGTTCTTGCTGCCCGTGTTCTGCGTCGACGTGTCACTAGGATTTTCGGCGTCGCTGGTAGTAATCGCACCGCCCCCGGAGCTTACCACAACATCAGAGTAGCTGCTTTCAACCTCGCGGACTTCAATTAAAGCAAGGTCTACGATAAGCTGGCTTGTAGCGCCGTTTTCTTCAAATTTATACTCATAACTCAACAAGTTCAGGTTTTTGTATTCGCGCAGCGGCGTGACGATTGAAAACGTCTCTGTGCTGGTCCGCAACGCTTCCAGCGTATCCAGTACCTTCTGCAAGTCGGCAGGGCTTTTGCTGGACTTGGCCAGCGTAACCGTGCCTTCAAATGGCATGATTGTTTTGTTATAAGCGACAAAATAGCCTTTTTCTACCGGGTCATAGGTAACATTGCTGTCGCCTTTAAGCCGCCAGCCAAGAAAGGTCGAAAAGTCAGTTAAGGTAGTACCGCGGGTATCCGCAAGCAGCCAGTTTGACCATTCGTTTTTTAGAAAGTCAAGTATCTTAACTGTCATTAGTCGTTCCCCCTTGTCCCGGTGGCAGTACCCCAGTACAGGCCGCTGTTTTTATTAATGCCTTTACCAATGTCGGCGGCTATGCCGTCTGCGTTGGTTGCTTGGGTGTGAATATCAATCTTGCCGATTTCAAGCGTCTTGTTGCCGCCAGCTCCGGCACCTGCCAGCTGCGGCGTGATAGGTGTAAAGAACTGCTCATATCGGCCGCCTAGAAAGTCTTTAACGCCGTCCAGAGAGGGCAAGTTATCAATAATCTTTTTCAGCGTGTTCCAGGCGTTTTCAAGCGGCGTAATAAAGTAGTCGTTGATAAAGCCGCCTATAGCTTTGAACACGTTCATTGCTCCCACGCCCAGCATGACTATAAATTTTAGTAGATATAAAAACCTTGTTATCAAATCTTTAAGGATAAATTTCAGGATTTCCCACGCAAATTGAGCAGCAGCCTTTAAGAAGTCCCATGCGCCCTGAAGGGCTGCCATTACTTCCTCGCCCGTGCCTAGCGTTTTCCAAAGGTCCTCAAACTGGCTCTTGCCGCCCTTGGCGTATACATATAAGTCCTCTAGTATCAGGATAAGCCCTACAATGGCGGCGATAATCCATGTTATAGGATTACTCATAATCGCGACAAAAAGGCTCCACAACATCGGTAGTACGTATGCGCCAATGACCAGCGCTATACCGCCAAGTGCGATTTCAAGCGCAAGACTGTGTTTTTGAATAAAGGCAAAGGCCGATGTCATTGCTTTAGCCGCTTCTGTCAGAACTGGTGTGAACATCCGCATTACAGGCAGGAAAGACATGTTCATGGTCCTAGCAAGTCTATCCATGGCGTCGTTATAGTCGGCGGCAATAACGGTGTCCTCTTTCTGAAATACGCCAAGTTCTCGCTCGTACCTAATTAGGTCCTGCATTTCCTTCTTGCCCATTTGAAGCAGTCCTAATGTGCCTTCATCCAGTTGCAGGCGTTTCAGTATACCGGCAGAGGTCGCCTTATCCATGTCCCCGACGGCTTCGGCAACGTCCGTCAGTACGTCGAACACGTCACGGGCCTGCCCGCTGGCGTCAAGGGCAGCAACGCCTATATTCTCCAAAAAGGGAAGCATTTTACTTGTGCCGGTTATGGCAATCTTTTGCAGCTCACTGCCTAATCGTTCGGCCGTGCCATAGAACGCCTCAACGCTGCCACCAGCCATTTTAGACGCCAACGCCCATGATTGCAGCTTCGGCACGTCTGCGCCTATACGGTCGGCTATTTTCCCTACCCTATCGGCGACATTCGTCAGGTTTTGCACCTGCGACATTATGAAGCTGGCAGAAACAAGCGTGCCTAGCTTTGCAATCGTGCCTGCCTTTATCCGTTCGGCAAAGCTGCTAACTTTGCTTTCAGCCTGCTTTAGTCCTTTATCTAGGTCAGTATTATCCATTTTGACGGCTATCAGCAATGAATCAATTATATTAGCCATACTATACCGCCTTTACTTCAATTCTTGGACTTGGCTTTTTTCTCCATGTCCTTATACATCAGGTTTTCGTTAATGTTGTTGATATAGATTATCTCGCACATGTCCAGCAGGTCCTCATAGCTGTAGTAGGTTTCAAGCTCTTTGAGGGTCGCAAAGCGCTGTGATATCACCAGCGCGGTCATGTTAGATACGTTTACGTATTTTTTGAGAAAACTATATCGGCCGGCCTGCTCGTCGTATTCGTCGGGGACTGGCCGGCGGCTAGAAAAAAATCAAAATTTAATTTAAACGCTTCAACGCGCAGCTTCCACAGTACCCGGAAATCTTCAATAAATCCGTCTACCAGTTCCGGTGTGCAGGGTGTTTTGACGCCGCTTGTCGGCACATAGGAGCAGCAGGCGAGCAAATCGTCAAGCACTTTTTCCGCGTCGTCTACGTCAAGCTTTCCAAGTGATGTAATTATACTGCCAAAGTCTAAGTCTTCTAGTTTTAATTCGGTGATAGGTTTCCCGTCGGGGACGTTGATAGAAGTAGCAAAGCCGCCGTGAAGCAAGAGGGATAATGCCCGCATAAGCCAGCGCTCTTGCTTCTTGGCGGAAAATTGCGTAATCTCAAATTGAAGGTCGCGCCCTTGTCTTTCATCTCTCACCATAACAGTAATTGTTTTTCTCATTTTTCTTCTCCCTTATAGCTCCATTAGATACATTTTTCAAAGTCGAACGCGAAAGTCACAGGGTCTAATACCTGTTTTAAGTCCGGCAGTCTCTTTGCCGTGGTCAGATAGCCGTTGACATAAGTGTATGTCTTGGGCATAGACTTGATGTTGATAATCAAACTGACCTCGAAGGGTGTCATTTGATTTTCAGACGCTGCAATCAGCGCTTGAAAATACGGCAGTGACGGGCTAGACGGTTCAATAGTGATATGCACCGTCTTTTTAGACGGAGTGTAACCAGCGCTCAACTTGCCATCGACGCCCATTCTGGTAACGGCCAGAGTTTCCTCGTCTTGGTTGATTGCTTGGTCGGTAGCGAATCCCTCAACAGCAAAGCCGACGGGGAAAAGGTCATTAATAATCATAACCGCCGTAGCGTTAGCAGATGTGATGTTGCTGCTCATAGTCTAGTTTCCCCCTTTATACTACCGCTGTAAGCGGGAATTCAATTTTATTGACGCTGCCGCCGTAGGTGTACCATACAGAAATGTTTGGCGTTCCTCTGGTTGCCCTTACTTCCGGCGCCGGGTCAGTTACCCTAATGACAAAACCATTAGTGTACAGCTCGGTGCTGATGTCCTCGCCTGCTTCTTGATACAGCTGCGCTTTTTGCGCTTCGGACAGGCTAACACCGGGGTCGATTACGCCATTCGTAAGCGCTCTGTTAATCGGGTCTGTCAGCCATGCTTTAATCATGGTATAGCCACGGTCTACATATGGCAGGCGTTGAGTTTGCTGCATACCGTTCAGGCAGGCAGTCTGCATAACGTTTTGCAGCCAAATCATATTGATGTAAACATCAACGAAGCCATAGCTGCCGCCACTCATAGCGCCATTGTAGAAGATATTGAACTGCTCGCTTCTGGACGCATAGCGGCCGTAGAAGTTGACTTTATTGTCCAGCAGGCTTGCCTGTGTCTGGTCGTCCGTGCAGGTCGGAGCAAGTCCGCTCTGTGTCTTGAACGCCCAAGAGATAGCACCCTGTTCACGGTTCCAGTCGATAGAAGCCGCGCAGCTCATAACGAACACAGATACCTCGCCGTTATCGTAGGTATTAATAGTGCCCTCATAGTCGTTGAACGCCAGCTGGCCGGGCAACGAAGAATCACCGCCAGCAATTTGGCCAGCGTCCATGCTGTATGCGCAGTAGAGGAACTTGTTCAAGTTGCTGTTACTCCACGCTGCCAGCTCTAAAGCTTCTTCTGTGCTTGCTTGGTATACAGTAGTGAAGCTTACCCAGTTTTCAGACTGTTTGACAGCTGCGCTCATGGTTTGGGTAGGTGTCATTGCCGCAGTGCCTTGACTTACCACGGCGCCAACAGCGGCGGTCAAGCCCAACGCAGTAGCTACGTCGGTTTCCAAAGCTTCTACATCGGTCCCGTCGGTCGCATAGGTCACGCTGGAATCATTGCCCGTAGTGTTTGAGACAATGCGATAATTTTTCTGATTGGTGTTGAAAGTGACTGTTGTCCCGGTTACTTTTGCCTGAATCAAAGCCGCGATATCGCTTTGAGTTTTAGCACTGGAAAAGTCCAGTCCGGTTACGGTTATCGGCGTACCGTCCACAGAGATAGTAAATCCGCCCTCTGTGATTTTTTGCAGGTCAGTTACTCCCAGCGCTTGGCTGCCTATTAAGGCGCCTGCGATTGCTTCATCCGCACGGCGGAAGAAATAAAGTGTGTTAGGTTTCTTGCTGCTGTTTGTGAAGCCTAAGAAGTAAATAACCGCAAGACGATACTCGTCGCTGTCATAGCCAAAGTATTCGCCTACTGCCTGTTGACCGGTAAAGCCCATAAGCAGCGGATATGGCATGATAGCGTTTTTAGTAAGCAGAACGCCAGCAAGTTCTAACTCTGTGGAACCAGAAGAAATAACGCGCGGCGTGATGTTTACAAGTCTACTTGCAGGAATAGCCATTTATTAGATACCCCCTTTAATTAGTTTGGCGGGTGATGTACGTCAACATTTTCCAGCCTTGTCACGCTTGCCCGCTCGAAGTATTCGACTTCGATAGAATATGTTGACCACATGGACAAGTGCAGTTTGACTTGGAAGCGGTTGATAAACTGATTAGTGTCGTCTACGTAAGGCAGATACACCATGTTTTCAGCGTACAGCAGGCCAATGTCATAGTTATTATGAAAAAAATCGGCCGCATAGGCGCTACGGCTCAAGGTTTCTAGTCCTTCGGCCCTGCTCCGTGAACGGTCGATATCGGTGTCGCAAAAATCAACAGTTACAACGTATTCCCGTAAAGTGGCCGTGATAACATTACCTTCCGGGGTAACTTGGCTTTCACCTGTGTTTGTCCCTATACGGCGCGTCTGGCTCAAGTAAAACAATGTGTGCTCCCGTTCATCGCCGGGTAGCGCCATGTTGTTCTGGTTGCCCTCAAACACGCGCTGCGGGTCAAGCGTCGGCCGCATGTACTTTAACAGAAACTCGGTAACTGCGACGTTTATTTTTTTTTCTACATCAGATACAGGCATTTAGTTTCCCTCGCCTTCGTCGGGTTCTTCCGGGTCAGGCTCTGGCTCCGGCGCTGGCCGTGTCTGTAGTACCGGCGGCGTCACAAGTTGGGTGATTTCAAAATTCGCCCACCCTGCATGAGCTGACCAGTCTTCAAGCACTTTGGAGATGTGCCAGTAGGTCCCATCTTCGCGCTGGATGATATCACCTGTCCTACATAGCGGCACCCGCGATATACCGTCTACGGGCAGCGGCTGACTACTGTCAACAAACATCTGCTCTGTATGCGGCATATCGGGCACGTTTTCGCTATGGTCAAGGGAGTTTTCAGCGTTCGGCTGAATCTGCGCTGCAATCGTGATTGGCTCTTTATAGTACGGCGTCACTCTCCCGTACGCCACAGCCTGCCCGTCAGACTGATAAAGAGTAACTGTCTCGTCCGGGTGTACCGACGTTATTGAACCTCTCACTATAGCATGTAAATTCATTCCTAACATCTGCTAGTCTCCCCTTTATTTTTCGTTGGCAATCTGCCAGCTAACAGCATTAATCATTGTTGTGGTGTCGATAAGTGCCCGTTCCGGGTTACTTACCCCTAAAGACTTCCCGTTTTTCATTTTCCGGCGTTTAGCCGCTATCGTAGCAGGCTTGTTAAGCCGTGGCTCTCCCGGCGGCCAGTTGCGAATAGTCATCTGCAAATCGGTACGCGCTGACGGTCCAAGTGCCCGCAAGGCTCGAACAAATATGTCCTGTTCGATGATGTGCCCCTTGAATATCCTTTCCAAGAAGCCCAGCCAGTCCTTACTTTTTTCCTCGACGGTCTTTTGCATAAAAGGCCGTTCCGGAACGCCGCCAAGGCCCACATTTTGAATGTAAGCGATGTACGCTACACTTTTCCCGTCCGGGTACGTTGACCCCTCTGGAAAGCCTATTTCCAGCTGCGGGTTTTGCTTTGCCAGCTGGCCGACAACTCTTTTAAAGTTGCCCAGCAGTTCCCCGCTACCGCCGCCCGCCTTTAGCTCAACATGAAAGCCCATTGTACCAACGGCCCCCGCTGATATACTTTTGCATAAGCTGCCAAAGGAGAAAGCCGCATTGCGTCTGCGTGTACCAGTTTGGTTTCGCCAGCACGGCATACGAAACGGAAACTTTGCCTTCCGTCGCACTTGCCACGTTGCCTACTGCCAGCGGGCCGCGCATTTGCAATTCGGATAAATGACAGGTCATCAGTTCAAGGAGCTTTGCCCGCTCGTCGTAGTCTTGGACTGCCGAAGCGGGACCATTGTTGATTAAATAAGTGGCGGTATCGAAATTGTTCTCAATTTGCGCGTCCGGCAAAGTGATAAACGGATACTTTGCTTTAAAGTCTTCAAGGTTAAACTCAACAATGTTGTCTTCTCTAGACATAGTTAGTCCTCCCTATTCTACCGGGATAACTGAACCTTCTCTGCCTTCTGGCCCTGCCATTTTGGCGGCAGGCTCAAAGCCATTTCTAAGCGCCTTGCGCTCGTCTGTTTCTGCTTCGACGCTATACTTGTCGTCTTTGGTAGCACAAAACAGCAAATGTTCTTTGATTAGCCAAAATTCCGGATAGTTTTTGCAGAACCATTCCCAAGCTGCACGGGGGACGTTAGGCGTTACGCCATAGGCGCCGACAGGGTTAATGCCCTTTTCTTTGCCCCGTAAGTGGGCATTGTTACCGCGAAGGATAATGCGTTCAATAGTGCCTTTAGAAGTCGGGATAGCAAGTTCCAAGTCCTGCGGATAGTTAAGACATAAGGTCACAGTATCAGTGGTATCAATTACAGCGCGATTAGCGCTATTGATAGACTGCGCTTTGACCTTCTTTTCTTCCGCTGCCTTGGCTGCTTCTTCCGCCTGCTTTTCGGCTTCTTTAAGCGCCGCTTCATACGGTGTAGGCTCTGCTGCTTCTTCCGTGGCTTGCACAGCTTCGGCGGCGACCTCTGCCGCCGCTTCTGCTGCTAAGGTTTCTTGTGTTTCGGTAGCTACCTCTGCTGCTTTAGCAGTTTCGGTTTTTTTCTTCGTCAGTCTCGCCATTTTTCTTTTCTCCCTTACCCTAGATTATACACCAGTCATTGTAGCAACGGCAAACGGTCTGTATAAAATGCAGCCGTAGGAAGTGCCGACAAATTTCTGCTTGAAGCTGGAAGTTTCAGGCACTAAGCGCATGGCACGCATTTTTTCAGAAAATCCGAATTCGCCTGTAGGCTCGCCGTTAATGCTGCGGCAGATGAGAAGTACAGTGTTGCTGTCTTTGGAGTTTTCCAGTTCCGGCAGTTGAGCAAATTTGATGTTCGGGGTATAGCGTTTAATCATGTCCATTACGGATACGTTGAAGTCAGTTGCTTTACCCAGCTCAACAGCAGAGGAAGGAGAAGTTACGAGAATCAAATCGCTGTCGTTGCGGATATGGCCTAAAGAATTTTTAGCCAAGTTCTGGAACAACAGCAAATAATCTGCGTAAATTTCTTTAGTAGTTTTGAGCTTCCAAGTGTTGCCGCCTTTACCAGGTCCCGGAACAATAGCAGCCGGACGGTTAGGCTCGTTCAGCAGGCCGTAGATTTCCATGTTTTCGACGCCCAGCAAATTGTATTTGTTTTGAGCAATGTCGATAGTGGTAGCTGCGGCGCGTTGTTTACGTGCTGCTAATTGCAAACGTGCTTTAGCTGCATAGTCTAGTTCGCGGTCGCCATAGCGGATGTTAGTTTGAAATACGTATTGTTTACGGACCGGATAAGTCGGATTGACGTCAGCCATTCCAGCGTTGCCGTAGTCGGTGTAAGCTTCTACAGCTCCAGTGATTTCGTCGACTTCAAAACGTGCATAAGATGTAGTCCAGTCGCCTTTTTTAACTTCTGCGAAAATCTCGCGGGAGTTGCGAGGCCCGGTCAGAATCTCAATAACACGCGGGTCAAGATAAGATGTAAATTCTACAGGCACACCGCTGTTCGGTTTGGTTACCATTGCGGCGTCGTAGGCCAAACGCTCAATGTCGGCGTCGTTAGCCATAATGCCACGAATTTTATAATGGTCATCAAAAATGAAACCTTTTTCGCGCATAAGTGCTACTTGTTGGTCAATGTTCATTGGCATTTTACTGTTCCCCTTTCTTTTTTGTTCTTACGGTCCAAATTAGGAACCGCTGGCAGGAACAACAGCCCCACGCCAATTTGAGATGATAATTACGTCGTTAGCAGCACCGGCTTGAATTACTTCAAAGTCAGTCTCTACGGCACCTGCAACGTTTTCTTGCGCAGCTCCGGTTTTGATAGTACCGTTTGCTAACACGGCGAATACTTTCTGGCCGACAGTTGCGTCGGTAGCGGTAACGGCAAAGAAATCGCCTTTTACCTCTACAGATACAGGATAACCGACAGGGACGGTGTTAGAAGCTTCTACATTAATTCCCAGCGGGTTAGTGATTTCGCGCACTGCAAAGCCCAGAGGGCGGTCAGTGCCGGTAGGTTTAACGCAGCCTTCTTTGTCTGCGTCAGCCCATACGAAACCGCCGATAGTGCATTCAGCACTTGCAACATAGCCTTTGGCGGTAGATACGATAGGATTGATAGCTGCATATGCGCCCGGGATACCAATACCGGGGTAAGTGTTTACAGTTTTCTGAAACGCCATTTTTTTACGCTCCTTTCTTATCGAACGCTGATTTTATTCAGGCCTTGCAGATAGTCCGGTACGGAGACTGCGGAATCCATAGCAACGCGGCCAGCGCCCCATTTTTCAGTTTGTTTACTTCTACGCAGTGCGTCAACCATGCCTTTATAGGCGGTAGGCGCATATTCGGAAACATTGAAGCCTTCTGCTTTGAGTGCAGCAGCATAGATATCATCTGCACTATCATAAGCCAGCGGGTCGACTTTGCGGCCTAAGAATGCTTTGCAGGTTTCAGCGGCAGCATTGCGTTCGCGGAAGCTTGCTTCAATTTTTTTGCGTTCTGCCGCCAAAATGCTTGGCAGTGCGTCTTCTGCTAAATACTTTTCTTCGCCCTCGCGTTCGTGGTCGCGGTCGATACGTTTCGGGTCAGCTTTTTCGCGTTTCTCGCCGTATTTAACGCCCATTTCAAACGCTGCTTTGAAAGCAGGGTCTTTCATTTTTTCAGAAAGTTCGTCGTCTTCACCCAAGGCTTTTTTCATGCCTTCGCTTTCATGTTCTTTATCCAGCTTTTCGCGTTCGCCGGGTTTCTTTTCCAGTTCTTCACCATATTTGACGCCTTCTGCAAAGGTCATTTTGCCTTCATCGTCTTTGGCGGCTGGTTTGGTTACAGCTTCGGCGGCTTCGTCCTCTGCTTTGATGCCTTTCAAGCTAAGCAGGAAAGCACGGATTTTGTCTTTAGCGGCAGCTTCCAAGCCGGGGAAAAGCTTGTCAGTGATTTCGTCAACGGTTGCGTTTTCGTCGATATCAACACCAACATCGCGGGGAGAATATCCGCCCTCTACTTGCGCTTCTACTACTTGAATTGCTTTGAGTAAGTTGCCCAATTCGGTCTCACTCTTTTCAATTCCTAAATCAGCGTCAGCTGCAAGAACAGAGTGCAAAGCTTTTGCGCGGCGTTGTTTAAAGCGCTGCACTGGCTCGGTAATTCTAAATTTTGCCATTTCTTTTAACTCTCCTTTCGGGGTATTGTTTATAGCTAGCCCAGCGGGCATACTATCGGCAACAGCCACGTCGGAACCAGCTCGGCCACGTGGCACAAGGGCAACGTGATTACCCTTGATATCTCTCATTATAAAGTCATACGCTACGCCGTCAACCTCGCCCGGTGTGAAGTCAGGCGTATAACGGTAGCTGCATGAAAGCTCTTTAAACTCTCCACGCTCGATTTTTCCAATCGCGTCAGCGTCCTGCACTGATATGGTATTGCGCAGATACGGCGCGTCAAACGTGGTGTCTGTCCCGGTGGCTCCTACCCGGTGCTCTTTCTGCGGCTCGTCTGCACTGTCGAAGTGGTGTTCAAGCAGCAGCGGCAGGCCGTTGAAAGTCTCGGCCGCTTTGGCCAGCTCGTTCGGGTCCCGTTATCCGTAGTATATCCCCGTGGGGTTAAGTCCCAGTTCGGCGGCTCCGGGTATCTCCCGGCCATAATAAGGATTGATACAGGCTTTGGATATCGGGCAGGCTGATACGTGCAGATATCCGTTATCGTCTATCCTTCGGGCTGACGGGGCAGCGTCGAAGGTCAAATTGCTATCTTTTTCCACTTTATCACCTCTTAACTTACATGAATAATTTTGAGGTATTTATACGGCTTTTCACGGCATTTTATCCGTAAATTATGCACACAGTTTAAACGGTGTAAATCCTATCCCCGGGGGGGTGGGCCTACCCCAAATCTACATTTGCTGTCTGCTACAGTACGTGTAAATTCAATACTTTTCTCCCTTATTATAGCAGAAAAGTGTATATTCAAAGTCCTGTAGTACGTATTTACTAGGTTTCGAGCAGTTCGCTGATGTTTGGTCTGTAAGTGCAGCGGCAGTAGGGAAGCTCGCCCGGTTTCACGTTTCTGCCTACCTCATAGTCAAACAGTCCCTCGTCCAAGTCGAATTCTTTACCGTCCATTTCCTCGTGTGATTTACGGCTCGTTTTCTCGCCCGGAATATGTACCCATGTGCCAGTTTTTATACCCAGCTCCCGGGATTGGGCAAGTTCCAGCTCCTGCGTGGCCTTGTTCGTCTGGTCCATTGCAATCAGCTGCGCCTTGCGCTCTGTAACACCTTCAATGTCCAGTAGGGTTTGATAAAGGCTTGCCATATCCCGGCCACGCTTGGCGCTCTCATATACGCTTTTAATGATTTTATCAAAAAAAGTAGGGGCAATAGTCCTGATAAGATTTACGTTCCGTTCAGCGGCTTCCTCAAGAACTCGCTCATAGGCTGGTGTTACCGTGAATTTAATCGCCACGCCTACCCTTTTTAGTTCCGCCATTAAAGCCGCCCTGTTGGTTTTATCAATCTTGTTGATAAAACGCACGGCCGCCCGCTCTGCCCGCTCCCGATTGAAGTCCATAATGTACTGGTGGAATTTCCGCCGCAGTACCGCCAGAAGCTCGTCAAGGTTTACTTCTTGCCCTTCAATGGTGATATCATACGCCAGCTGGTCGCCCTTGAGAAATTTCTTGTAATTCTTCAAGACATAGGGGATAGCTGTTTTCATCATAGGGCGGATAATGCGGCGTATCTCGCGGGCATAGCTTTGCTGTATGCCTGCATTAAAGACGTGTGGCGGCAGGAAGGTCTGCCCTCGTCTGGTCCTTCTGCGTCTGGCCATTTACTCACCCCTGACTGCTATTCTCTGGCGGCGTGACGGTTTTTAACATCTCTAACATCTCGCTATAGTCTGCGCTTGGTTCTTCCGTGTCTTCTACATCAAAGTTAGCCATAAAATGGTTGTAAGGACTGTTATCGCGCGTCTTAAGCTCCTCGCGTACTTCCTCTGGCGCCAATGCTCCCATAGCTATATAGAGGTTATCAGTTTCGGCTTGAGTGCGTCGAAGCGTAGCCATTACTTCCTCGCTCTTTTCAGAGAGTGGGTTAAATTCGACGCTGATACTTTCATCAATTTCGCCATATTCAATGAGTTGCAGTATCTTTACCAACCGTTCAAGCGGCTTTCTAAGCTGCCTTTCCTGCTGGCTGCTGATGTGCTTGTAATGGTTTTCAAGGTCGCTTTCTCCTGTAGCGTTCATGCCCTGCGGGGCGATACCCCACAATTTGGTTGCTGGCTCCTGAAACATAGCCGCCACAAACTCCATCGCCTGCGATACGATTTCACGCACACCTGATAAAGCTGTAATCTTTACATCTACTTCTTCTTCTTCCTTGTCAATGAGCAGTACGCCGTCATTATTCCGATTTTTGGCAAAGTGATTTAAACGGCGGTCTATAGACGCCCAATCAGCACCAGAAAGAATTTGTGCATTAAGGTTGGTTTTGAATATGGTCAAACTGAATTTAGTAAGCAAACGTGCTTCTGCTTCCCGGCACTCGGTAAAGTGAGAAACTACGTCTAATACGGTTTGCGCAAGTGGAATACCGAAAAAGTTATAAGCAGGTTTCAGCAGCGTCGGCAGCTCGTTTTGCGAAAAGTATAATACCCTGCTGCGGTGAATAGGTACGCCCATGACAAACCATGTCTGTGGATTGTAGTAATTCTGGCTCATTGGATTAGTAGAATTATATTTCCCCGGCGAGATATTGAAGGCTTCCAGCAGGCGCAGGCCTTTGATTTTCTTGCCAAGAAGGCCATCGGCGGTAAGCGGTACCGCGTTTACTAAGTCTGCTGGTTTTTCCCCTTCGTAGTCCATTCCAACAAGACACCCGCCCATATAGCCATTGTTGCAGATAGCTTTATAAAACATATCTTTGACGTTCAGGCGGTTTAACTCTGACTCAAGAAATTTAATCTTCTCCCGGCTTTCTTCTTTTTCCGTGGTAAGCTTCCAGCCTTTTTCAGTCATTTCAGAGGCTATCATTTCTACGCCTGTCCTGATAAGCGGGTTTTGCGTCAGCGCTGTTAAATAGCCATAGCCTAGAAACTGCGGATAAACGTTATCACCCAACACCCGCATGGTATGGAGTATCAAGCTGTGGCAGGCGCTAATAGCTTCATCGTTGGCGGCCTGTGCGGTTGCGTCCGAATTCCCCATAGTCTCCGGGATACCGAACATGGTCTGTACGTCTTCCAGTCGCGGTTCAATAAAGATGTTATTGTTATTGCCGCTATTAATGACGTTCAGCGCCTTTCTGTGCGTCTCATTTACAGACGTAGGACTAATTACTCTGCTTCTGTTTAAAAGCTCCGTACTGCGGATATTAAGCGGTTTAAACTGCTTCTTTTTCACTTTGTTTTACCCCCTGTTTAAGATATTCGCAAAGCGCCCTTGTTTTGGCATAAATAGTTTACAGCGTCTATAGTATGGTCATTGCCGTCGGGATACGTTGCTATAAAGTTCCCGTTTTTGTCTTTTTTCAGTTCATAGTTAGCAAACTCACGGGCAGCATTCGGGCAGCGGTTAGGGTCTATGACTATCCGCAGCAGCTCCTTGCTTAAATAGTCATATCCAGCCTCACGGCTTCCGGGTCCCTTTTTGGCCGCTCTCACATTTATACCATAGCTTCTAAGCGTGTGAACGCTTCGGGGCTCTACATCTGATATTATAAGCTCATTTCCCGGATTTTCTTCCCTTATGTGGTCTGCAAGCGTCCACAGTGGACACTGCACCTGATAGTATTCGTTGTATATGTATAACGTTCGCCGCGCAACGTCTAGGTTGCCCGTCATGTACGCCAGCGGGTCATTAGCAAAACCAAAGTCAAGGCCGCGTTTGATATTGCCAAAGCTCTTTATTTCTTCGTCCGTTATCTCACGCAGGACCAAGTTATTAAACACCTCGCCGCCAGTGCCGGTAACGTCGCCTAAAAACACATACCGCCACCTGCGGGGTGAGAATTTACGCAGCGTTTCCGCTTCCGTTACTATCATCGGCCCTACCCATTCGGCCGGGCCATACAGGTAGTTGCTCTTGTGTACTATCTTTTCAGGGGTCTTTTTCTGCGTCTCGACGTTTACCCAGCTGCTTAATGACTGCGGCGGGTTGTAGGTATAGAACACCCAGAATTTATCTCCGCCACGCATGAACGATAAACGGGCGTTGTCCACTTCTTCCATGCCGTCATATTCTGCCAGTTCTTCAAACCATAGCACGGAATAGTAACCATTGGATACCTTAATCGACTTCAAGGTGTTGCTGTCGCTAAGTCCGAAAAAATTAATCTTCTGGCCAGTGGGCTTATAAATGATTTCAAGCGGCGATAGTCTCGCGATGAAAAATTCAGTAAGTCCCAGCTTTTCTATAGCCCACAGCATTTGCTCATAAACAGTTTTTCGGAGCGTGTTATCTCTTTTCCGGATAACAGCTACATGCGCCGCAGGGTTATTTATGAGCAGCAGTATGGCCACTATGGCGGTAAACGACGACTTGAAACTGCCACGGCCGCCGCATAGCCAGTAATATGTATATGAGTGCTGCATTACTGCGTGGTACAGGCCATAAAACGCAGGACCTATACAGTCAGTCAGCTTTATCTGTTTAAGCCTTGTCTCCGGTGTCTGGTTCTGGTTCTGATAGTTCATCTTCTCCCGTCACTCCCATTTGCTCTGCCAGTTCCGCAGCTCTACGCTCCATTTCTTCCTCGCTCATGGTCGGCTGGATAGGTACGCTCTCTGCCGCCGGAAGCGCCCCCGGAATATCAACGACTATCTGCGGCGTGATATTGACGTTCACAGCCTTTTCATTAAACAGCTTATGATATCTGGCCATTCCTTCCGTGCCTGCTCTGTGCAGGCTAAGGCGCTGCACGGTCTTACCTATTAAAACGTATTCTTTATCTGGCCCTTGACCTCTGGCGGCATAGTTTAGTGTCTCGATAGTCTCGACAAGCTCGCCGCGCATTTGTCTGGTCAGATTTAACAGGGTCTCGTTTGCGTCGGCGATTTCTTCCGTTTCGATTTTCTCCCGAAGTTCATTAAGGTACGTCTGTACCCACGGGCGCCGCAGTATCATATACGCCCGTTTTGCCGCGTATGTGTCGCCATAGCCTGCCGCCAGCGCGCTTTTTTTCGCGTTGAAGGTCTTCATGTACTCACGGCAGAATTTCTTTTCTTGGTCAGACGCTACGCGCACGTACCCCGGTCTGATTTTGGTCACCGTCGCTATATCCTCTTTAGGCGAGCCGCCTTTTTTTGTATCCTCTTGAGAGACACGAACGCGCCCCCTATGCTGTTTTTCTATCTTTTCTTGCTGCTCCTCATATTTTTCCCAGAAGTTGTTTTCTTCTTCCGGAGTTGAAGCGTCAAGGTTTACTTTTTCCAGCTCGGCCGCTATGGCTTCCGGCGTTATCTGCTGCGTTTCCTTTTTCTTTCTCAACATCTTCACCTCGCTTTTGTTTCACGTGAAACATCTGTCTATTTAGTCCATTATAACACAAGAGTAGATATTATGAATATTCTAACTATACATGTTATAATGTTGTTATATAACTTTTAAAAGGCGGTGTTTGTAATGAGTTGGCTTTTGTATGTGTGCCTTGACCTGATTTTTACCGTATTATGCTATTTAACTAACTGGTTTGTCGTCATTTTTGCTGACGAAAAAGGGCAGCTGCCTAAAGTGTTCAAGCTATGGCAAACTTACGATAATCCCCTTGATATCCGCTGGCAGGTGCTTGAAGTCGTCCCGAAATTCCTGCGTTATGACTTCGACAGTCACTATATTTATCATTACGAAATGAAAGGCGACGGCTATATGCGTCCCGGCTTCGTACAGCTCTGGTATAACGACTTCACCACAAAAGAACGTGTGCAGCGCTATTTCTGCCGCCTGCTGTGGCTTATGCGCAACAACGCCTACGGTTTTGGCTACTATGTCACCGGCCGGGCGGTAGACTTTTCAAAGGTCAAAGTGTTGCGGAAAATCAAGGAACTAAACAACGAACAGTGGTTTAGCTATGTTCCCGGCTTTCTCGCCCCGTGGTCCTTCTATTACTGTAAGCAATACTGCCCGTGGTTCCGGGTCCGCCTGTACCTTGGCTGGAAGATGAAGTTTCTCGACGATTACACGCAGGTAAACCGCTGCCAGATAGCTTTTTCGTTCAATCCGTTCAAGGGCCTTGAAGAAGATAGCACCGGGGGGGATAAAAATGAACTGTAAAACATATGAGCCGGGAGAATTGCGCGACCTGCTCGGTCTATCCGATAGCCAGAC